AAATTAGTGAACCAGTTACAACTCCGATTTCTGTCAATCTAGTATTAACCGAACCTGTATAAGTTGCTAATGCCGTATTTTGCGTTAATTGAGAACCACTAAATGTGTTTAGAGAATCTAATATTCCAATAATTTGAGAAGAACCACTAACTATGGTGTGAGTTGAACTTGCTATTTCTTCAAATGCAGATGCTAATTGAGAAGAACCGGAAACTACTCCATTGGTTGCTGCTATTGCTCCTGATATATTTGTTGCATATACATTTCTCCATTTAGCAGAAGTAGTACCAACATCTTTTGTGCTATCGCCTGATGGAACTAAATTAGTTGTAAATACTCCAAGCGCTGAAATATTATCAGCCGTTTCATTACCTAAATATATACTACCACTTAATCTGATATCACCTGTTAAATGTAGTGAACCCGTATTGATATCATTTAATTTAAGTAATGTAATCTCCTTTGAACCATCTACTCCAATTATCAAGTTTTCAGAAGATTGGTCAACGTACATTTCACCAGCTGTTAACGTTGGTTTTTGTGCCGTTGTTCCTCTTCTTATTTGAAATATAGCTGCCATCTAATATTTTTGTGTTTCTTATAAATATGTTTAATTATTAAAATCAAAATCAATTAATCCATTGACTGCAAATTGTAAGAAAAAGTCTGCTATTGAATTATCTAATAAAATGTTTCCATCAATTTCATTTATCAATGCCGTTTGAGCATTAAATACAATACTAACATTTAAATTGGTTAAACCACTACCATCTCCTACAAATGCGTTTGCAGTTGCAGTACCTGAAAATAATGCATTTGAACCTGTTACATTACCAATTACATCTATATCACCGTTACCAACAATATCTGATGTTACATATAATCCACCTTGAATATTAGCATCATTATTGACTACTAATTCACCAAATGAACCCGTTTGTGTTATTGAAATTGAACCTGTGGTTGTAGAATCGGTTACTACTAAGGATTGAATAGACTCAATTGAACCTGAACGTTTTAGATATACCTTACCATCGTAGGTATTTACTGCAATTTCTCCTAAATTAAGTGAACCCGTATCTGGTACCTTTCCTGGTAACGCAGAGCGTTTCAGTACAATTGTTTGCGACATATTTAGTCTATTCTTCTATGATTAAATAACAACAATGGTAGTATATACTACAACAATAAATATAGTTTATTAAAATAAAAAACCCTTCCGAAGAAGGGTCTATTATTATTTATTTATTTTTGATTAAAATGTTCCACCATCAATAGTATTACTCATCACAAAATTAGTACCATCCCATTGAACTAAATCACCAGATGTAGTTGGTGCTGCAACAAATTCTATATTATCTGCAGTTCCTCTAAATGCGATTCTTTTTGAGTTTCCACCACCAGATGGAACATTTAGAGAACCTGTAAATGCTGAACCCGTAATAGGTTTGTTAAATTGCCAAGCATCAGGTGTTGATTTATATGTGATAGTTGCAGTTGCTCCTAAAACCTCAATTCCCGCACCATCAGCTTGAGCTGCGTTTGTAGAACCACTTGCTAATGATATTAATTTATCTTCAACTACTAATTGAGAAGTATTTAATGTTACAGTGTTACCTTGTACCACTAAATCACCACCAACTGTTAAATTGTTTGTAGTAGTTACACTTGCGAATGTTACGTTATTTCCTTGTCCAACTCCTTGAATTGTGCCAGTTCCTTCTAATGTATCTAATCTACTATCTACTGAAGAACTAAATGTTGTTCCGAAAGATGCAGTAAATGAGTTAATATTAGAAATACTCGTATTAACACTTCCAGTATAAGTTGCTAAAGTTGAATTTTGAGATAATTGAGAACTACTAAATGAGTTTAAGTTTGTTATGGAAACTCTATCAGCTGATGCTGAACTTATCAATGAACCACTAACTACACCGATTTCAGTAAATCTAGTATTTGCCGATGCACTAAATGTATTGATATTACTTACAGAAGTATTTAAACTTGCTGTTGTAGTATTAATATTTGTAATTGAAATTCTATCAGCACTTGCCGATGATATTAAAGAACCTGTTATAGTTGATAGTGCCGTATCGTATGCACTAAATCCGGTTGTAGATTGTAAAGTTATTTGAGATGAACCACTTACTACTGAATCACCACCTGCTCTTAATAATTTTGATTCTGCACCTAATGCGCCTGCTACCCAATAGTCATTTGTAGAATCCCATAATAATGAACCTGATACAGTGTTTGGTGCAGTTGGGTCTTTTACTCTCAATCCACCATTTGCAGCACCTGTTCCGTTTAATTCTATAATATTATCACCTAACTGAACAGTAGTTGAATTTACAACAGTTTGTGTACCAGCTACTGTAAAATTACCATTTACCGTTACATTTTGTCCATCTAAGGTAATAGCGGTTTTTAAAGATGATGTATATGAGTTTATGTTAGATACTGATGTATCAACCGATGCGGATTTACTTTCTAAATTTGATAATCTAACTAATGTAGATGAACTAAATGAATTTAAATTGGCAGATGATGTTTCTAACGATGAAACTCTGATTCCAATATCACCGCCACTTCCTAAAGATGCTTCAACTACATCTAATCTATTATCTACCGATGCAGAGAATACTGAAATGTTACCTACTAAATTAGGAATATCATTACTACCTTCTCCTAACAAATAAAGAGTGGAACTACCACTTGCGTAGTAAGGAACACCTTTAAGCATTCCATTGTATATACCAGCTGGAAATACGTTTGGTGCAGCCGTTCCAATAAGGAATCTATTTACTGCTTGTACATACCCACTTTCAGGTACTGCAAATACGATTGATGTTCCGTTAGAGGCGGTAATGTTCGTAGAGCCCGATGCTATGACTAACTCACCTTTTTGTAATGAGGCCGTTACTGCTGATAAGGCTTCTAAACTACCACGTCTATGTTTAATTATTTGTGCCATCTATGATTGATTATTTCTGATTATAGTTATTCAGTCTATAAATATTAATTTTTTAATTAACAATATGATTTATTAAAAATAGTTTACCATTCACCTTGGTCAATAATTTGAGATGATGTAACATATACTTCGTAATCGGTAGCAAATGTATCTCCCAAAGAAGAAGTATATTGATGAAATGATGATGTTGTTGTAAATCCCAACTCAACGATTTGCGTTGAACCGGAAACAACACCTTCGGGTAATACTGCACCTACATTGTTTGTTATTATTTGAACAATAGATGCAGAAAAAGTTGTTTCTATTGATTGCGAAACAATACTATTCACCGATTGGGAAAAATCTTGCCCAATAGCGCCGGCTGTTTCCAAAAATGAACTACTTTCTATTTGTTTTAATCTTATTAAATTTGCCATTTATTTAAATTTTCCTATAACATAAATATCATTCACACTAACAGAATCATAATCTATGTAATTGTTTAATAAAGTTATTACTACATTTCCATTTTCTTCTTTTATTGTATAATGCCCAGGTAAATGCAACCCATACACTAAAATTTCAAAATTTTCTGGCGATGCGCCCTCCGTTCCATAATCTAAAGATGCACTATAAATTGTTAGTGAACCAAACCCAGTATTATTAAATGTATCTATTCCTTTTTTTATACTTCTTGCACCGAACTGTAAAATTTCATTATGAAACGATTCTATTTTATTTTTATTATTTACTAACTTTGTAGGATTGGGATTTGATTTAGTATGTGATTCAAATGATGGGGATGTAGGTACTTCTATGTTCAATAAGCTGCCTGTGATGTATAAATCATCATTTAAATTATTAGGGTTTATTTTTGGTATAATCCTATTTAATTTTCTGGCATTTGAATTAAATCTATTAAGCATATTGTTCTATATCTCCTGTTACTTCTATATAATCATCAATATCTAATGTATATTGAAATCTACTTTTTATAAATTTTATAATTAATCCACTATCACTTTGCTCTACTATATAATCATCTGCTGATATAAAAAGTGTATTTATAACAACTCTCAATCTATCTTGCGTTGTTCTATATTCTATTTCTCTTAATACATCAACAAATCTCCAACCTTTTGCTTCCCATATAGAATAAATCGGATGGTCTAAATCTTTCGGAGTTAATTCAGGGTCACCAAACTTTCTACTTATTTTTTTTGTAATATCTAAAAGACTCCTTTTCATTATACATCTATAAATTTACCAGATATTGTAATTTCATCACCGCTATCAACCGGGCCATTAGGAAATAATCCGTTTACAAAATTAATAGTAATTGAATTGGATGTTATAGAAACTGAAAAATGGTCATTGTGATAGTATCTTGTACTATTTATATATAATTTTATATCATAGGTATCATTTCCTATTGTAATACCACTACTAACAATAGATATTAATGTGGGAGGTGTTTTTATACATCTTATATTACTAAATGTAATTGTGTTATTCGTTACAGGATTTTGTGATTTTGTATTATTAATAGATAAAAAATCAATAAGGTCTTTATTGTCATAATATGGTGATGGTGTAGTAAGAAATCCTTCCAATCTACCATTACCACTTGTAACATCTGTTTCTGTAGTTACAACAAGCCTTTTTGTAGATATTGATTTTTTAGTAGTAGATTCCCCATCGAATGTTTTTGGTAATAAATAAGCCTTCACATTCAAAGAAAATTCTACTCTATTTATTCTTTGAGAACCTTCACCAACTTCGTTAACAACATTAAAATCAGAAATACTTGTTCTAAATTTAAACTTATCTCTATCTCCCCAATATTGAGATGTAAAATTTAATTGTTCTATTACAGAATTAAGTTGTTCTGTATAATCGGTCCATACCATACAATCATAATTAACCTCAACATAGTCTGGCATTACAATATTAAATAGTTCGTATTTAGGAGCCGTATTACCACCTAACGCTGTAAATCTATCATATCTATTATCTTTTGACCACTTTGTTATAGTTGGATATGAAACGTGTCTATTTTGCATTGGCATTGCCTCATCTTTTGCAATTGATGTTCTACGAATCATCATTATCGGCAATTGGATAGAACCTTTTTTATCTCTATATACCCCATCTCTTCTAGCTCCCTTCCATCTTTCGGAGTTACCATATATTACAGGAATGGTTACCGATTTACCATTATAATCTAATTTTGGTAAAGCAACATCTTCCAAATATGTCATCATAGCGTAATCTATATCAAATAGACCTACACTCTTTTTAACATCTCCAACGTTGGATTTTATTTCATTTGCCCTATTTAGTTGGGGTTTTATTGGATTTATTGACATATCAATTAATTAATTCGTTCTTCTATATTTAGAGATGATTTATTAACCATAAATGTACTACATACAATACTAAAGTTATTATCAGGTAATCCTCCTACAAATTGTACTTCATTTGTATTATCTATTTCATAATAAGATTGGTCAAAGAAAATTACATCACCTATTTCAGGATATACTCCCTTCTCCTCACACATAAATCTATCAAGTCTAAATTCTATATTCTGATTTGCATCAGGTCCAAATCCTTCATATGTAGATGTTTCTGGCTCTTTATTAATTAAAGCATATAATTGTACGCCTGGATACCAAGTTTTATTCATAGCTTCACCATAGATGTTTATCTTTGTTTCATTCAAATTAACTTTGAATAATACAATTGTATTTTCTACAACAACATCTACAATTTCTCTGGCTATACCTTTGAAAAATGCAACATCTCTTTCTGAAATAAACTTTGGCATATTATCCTACATATATTTTTAAAGGTACTTTTCTAAGCATTTCTTGCTGATGGTCTGCTTCATGTGCTTTATTTTCCATCACATTTTTTCTACTCAATTCTTCTAAGTTTTCTCTCAATTGGGTAATAAGTGCATCTTTTTCAACTTGTGCTTCTGCTCTCAATGCTGCTCCGTCTAAACTTATTTCAGCATCTGGAATTGGAATTTGTGAATATTTCTCTCTTATTGCACCTAATAACTCCTTTGAAAGTGCTAATGTATATTTTCTAATCCACTGCTTACCCACATCATTTATTTTTGAATATTGAATAAAATCATATGGAATATCCGAATAATCCGAAAGCGAGTCTGATTGAATAGTTTGTGAATTGTGTTCAAATTCATCTCTACTCATATAATCAAAATATAATCTAGTCGGTCCAAACCCATCTCTTGGTACAGGAAACACTTCTATTTTGTTATCAACTATATTAAATGTGTGATGTGATTTACGAATATGGTCATTTAATTCAATAGCTTGAATTCTTAAAATATCCTCATATAAAGGCATTAATAAGAATTGTGCCGCTGGAGAATATGAACCAAATCCCATTTCATCCATCAAATTCAATGTACCCTGTCCACCAACGGAATATGGGTCAAAGAATCTTTGAATAGCAGGTGTTGCTTCATAGAAAACTTTTATTACATCTATTGTAGAACCACTAACATATGTTGTTGCAAATGATGCAGATGTTTCCACATCAACAGATGAGCTCATTAAATTATATTTTTGTTGGCCAGGAACTAAATCAATATATGCTTTTTTGATAGAAGTATTACCACCAACTCCAGCTAATGTTCCATATTGTTGAGACATACGAACTGTTGTTGGTAAGAAAGAACCATCCACAAGTGTTTGTGAATAATTTCCTCTACCACCTGCCGATTCCTTTGGCTGTCCTTTAAGAATATCTAAGTTATTTCTAAGATTGAATTGGTTTACTTGTGCTGAATATTCTGATACCGATTCTTCAAAACAAGCATAAAATTGCTCATCAACCATTTCAATATCTATGATAGGGTATCCCAATCTTTTTGCACACCAAACTGCTGTTTTAGGTCCATCATTAATGAAATCAGTATCACTATCGTAGATTCCAAATGGAGTTTTACCTGCAATAGCTGAACCACTGCCTGGCCATTTTAAGTTTAAAGACATATTATTCCAATTATATTTACTTATAAATATAAGAATATAAAAAGATAAGTTATCCTATTTGAGTTAATGTTGCAATAACAGATGGTGTGCCTGGAATTGTTGGTGTTCCAGCATCGTGATGTAAGATTCCACCATTATCATTACATGTCCATTTTATTTCTAAATAATCATTAGCATTTAAATGTGCTAAAAAATTCCAAGCTGCAGGTACTTTACCCAATTGTGCCGATTGTGCTCTTGCAACATCAACATGTGTATTTGAATCTGGAATAGGAGTTCCATTTTTTGCAAACCAAATATTGAATACTATATTAGTATTTACAGTATTTTCTAATTGTGCACTAAATTGTAAATTGTAAACACCATTGTGTTCAACTTTAATTTGAGAACCACTTACAATAGATACTCCTTCACTAATATCAGTAACACCCAATTGCATTGATTGAACTGAACCCGATGAGCCACTTTGGTCTGTTAAATCGTAAAATTGTCCGTAATTATATTGTTTGTGTCCGTTATAATAAAATGAACCAGTAATTTGTAAACTACCCGTAATTGTTTGAGTACCTACCAAATCATTTGAGCCTGTGGTTGCTAATATTCCAGCTGATATCCATCCTAATAAACCATCTTCTTGCTTCATTGCAATTTCATCGGTAGATTCTAATGTATATACTCTCGTATATTCTTTTGCGGTTTCTTGTCTGTGATATTGTTTTTGAGGATATGACATCTTATAGTTGTTTGGTATAAATATAAAATAAAAAGGGAAAGTATTTCTACTTTCCCTTTTATATTTTTTAGTTTAAGATACTAAAATCTACTCAAAGATTAAAGAGTATTCAAACCATCAACGAGAATCTTACCGTAGAACTCTGGTCTTACGATTTTCTTCGCGTATCTAGTCATCACACCTCTTCTAGGAGTGAAGTTAGTTGGGTCATAAACTAATGGAGTCATAATCAATGGTACATATGGTGCGTAAACTGCTCCTGTTTCGAAGAAGTTAGAACCTTTGAAACCTAATAAGATTACGTTCTCAGTCATATAAGGGTTTTTGTAAACATCGTATCTATTTGAGATAGAACCAATGTTAGTTACACCTGCTGCGAAAGTCAATGCATCCTTACCTGGGTTAGCAGAGAATCCGTTCATAGATTCTAAAATTGTTGCTACGTTTGGAGATACAACGATAAAGTTTGCACCACCTCTCATAGTCAATTGGTGAATCTTGTTAGAAACTTTTTGCAATTTGATACCCAAAGTCTGGAACCATGTGTTCTTTTGGTAAGCAGATGCTGCTGCTGCGTTAGAATCGATTGAGAAACCAGCACCATTCCACTCATATCCAACTCTTGCAGACCAGTATTCAGTTGAGAATGCGTTTTGCTGTAACATCTCTAAGATTTCTAAATCAATCTCTAAAGAGATGTATTCAGATAACATTTGAGTTAATTCAGCTTCAGCATCTACTGAATGGTATGCGTTTAAGTCCTGTGCCAATTCTGGAGTCCAGATAGCCTTTAACTTACGAGTCTTAGCCACGATAGGCTCAGATTTCAATTCTAATTCGATTTCTGGAATCGCTAAATCAGAACCTCTATCTTCGAAATCACCTCTTGAAATATCAGTTGGTTGTTTGTGGTATGCTAAAGATACTTCTACTGTGTTATCATTACCCATACCAGTTGCAGTTGCAACGAATTCAACGTTAGAACCATTCTTAGTAGTGTATTGAGGATAGAAAGTTACTGAACCAGTCAATGAAGTTGGTTCGAAAGCTCTTACACCATTCCAATCTGCATCAGATGGTAAAGCTACTACGAATTTCTTCAATGTGTTACCTGCATAAGATGCAGAAACAGTTGCGTCTGATAAATCGTAATCGATATCTGCTAAAGATGCAGATGACATTGTTGAAACGATTGTTGAAGTTTCGTTGTTGATTGTATATCCAAATCTACCTGCTCCATACAAACCACCTTCAGTAGCTTGAGTAGAACCTAATTTGTTACCAGCTGGAGATAAAGAATCTTTACCGAAAGTACCGCTGTTACCAAATAAAGATGAACCTGTGAAATCTGGATTACCCGCTGGGTTTGAACCATATTTGAAGTCCATGTAGAAGATAAGACCTGAAGGTAAGTTCATTGGTTGAACTGAAACGAATTCTTTCGCTGCAATTGAACCGAAGATTCTTCTTACCAATGGTAATGCTACACCAGCCCACTCTTCAGAACCT